AATAACATTATCAAATGATGCCGATGCATTTTACAAAAGTTGGATTAGCCAAATTGATTATATTAATTCTACTATGAGGGCTATCAGAAAAGTCCAAAATGATTGTAATTTACTTGATATGTGCTATAATGACCCTAAAGCATTCGATAAAATATATGACGGTTATTGTTTCGACAAAATAACAAGAAACGACGGGTTTTATAATTATAACGTATATTTGCCGGAATTAAGAATCACATCAAAGATTACGATACGAGATGATTTGGCAAATTACGAGAAAAGGCAATATAAGTTATATTTATTTAATAATGAAGAAAAATTTAAGAAAAAAATACGTTTACAACTTGAGACATAAATATATATTATTTTTTACAAATTATTATTAATAACAAACTTAACCACTTCAGAACCCATTTTTACACTACTATATACACTGTTTTCCTGGTTCCATATTTTTTTTATGATCTCTAATTGTTTATTAACCGGAACTGCGTTAATAAACATTATTGCATTTTCATCACCACCCTTACCAATCAAATGACATGATATTTTTGTAAATAATTCTTCTATTTCTGTAATTAGGTTTCCCTTTTGATAATAACTGTAAATAATTTTTAATGCTTTTATAGCTTCATCAACTGTGACTATTTTTCTTTCATGTTGTCCTGTTGTAAAACTGGTAAATGTTACTTCTTCTTTTTCCTCTTCTTTTACTACTGTAACTACTTCGTCAACGTCTGTAAATTCTACAGGTATTTCTTCCTCTTCTTCGTCATCTTCTTTTACCTCTTCTTTTACCTCTTCTTTTTCCTCTTCTTTTACCTCTTCTTTTACCTCTTCTTTTACCTCTTCTTTTACCTCTTCTTTTACCTCTTCCTTTTCCTCTTCTTTTTCCTCTTCTTTTAACGCTTCTTTTACCTCTTCTTTTTCCTCTTGTAATTCTTCTTCTTTTTCCTCTTCTTTTTCCTCTTCTAATTCTTCTTCTTTTTCCTCTTGTAATTCTTCTTCTGTCACTTCTGTAAATTCTACATGTGCCGGTTCTTTTTCTTCTTTTATCTCTTCTGGTTGAGGCTTCTTTTTAGAATCAGTTTCATAATCGCCATAATGTTTCCTCATTTCACTAAAATAGTCATGTGTTAATTTCAAGATATTAAACCTTAGTGTAGGTTCAATATCCCTATCATCTGATAATGATTTACTTTTATCCGATAATAAAACCTGGTCGCTCTTTCTGTCATATTGAATTACACCTCTCAATTGAGTAAATCTAGTTTTATGACTATCAATGGTTTTCCATTTTAATTTAATAGGATCGATCGTCGTGCAAACAATATTTCCACCGGATACCTCTCTTGCACCATAGAATCCCTTTTTATCGTCATTCTTAATATTACCATCATCATCATAAACCAATGGTTCCGTAGATAATATTAGTTTTACAACAGAAGTAATATTGCATTTTTTTTCTATATCTGAAATGGTTCCAGTATATTTAATCTTTGAACTGTTTAATTTATCGATTTTTTGTCCGTCATAATAAGAAATTATATTGGTTCGTTTATCTAAATTATAGTTTAATGGTGTTAAAATAGCATCTTCAAACGACACATAATTGTCAAAATTAGGTCCGTTTATAACGTAACTTTGCATATCTCTATTTTTTTTATCCTCACAACAAATAATTTCAAACGTTTTTACACCCTTTGATGCCAATATATTTCTTGGTAATATTTGTTCGTTAATTTTTGGTACATTTAAATCATCCTCGTATACAATATAATTAATATCAATATTATCTTTATCGTATACTATTAAGTGATTTGAGAGTTCAGCATATAAGCTGTTAGATTCTTCAATATTTGTAATATAATTTTTAGTGTCTTTATTTTTTAGTCTAGGTAGAATCTCACTACACAATAACATAGTTCCTGTTTTATATCCATGTTTCATATATTTAAGTAACGGTTTATATTGTGGTTCACGCGTGTATTCAATAATGTCCAATAAAGAGTTTTCTTCAATACTTCTTGCGATATTCCATTTGGTTGATTCGTACAATTGTGAATCTGTTATTGTATGGTGTTCAACGATATCACAACAACGTAAATTTTCAATTTTGGAACCAATACCATATTCACTGAATCCAGTTTTGTCACCAGAATGGTCGTACAATTTATATATTTTTTTAGTATCAATATTTTTTATACCAGTCCCTCCGGTAGCATTATCAACTATAGACCACTTACTAAATATACCATCTACAATTATAAATATAATATAAATACAACCTTTTACACTTGGATCTTTATTTCTTGCTAATCGAATTATCTCCAAACTATTATGAAGACCCTCTTTAACAGGTAACAATATTTTTGGTGCAGATTTTCTTTCAGCATTAATCATGCCTGCAATATTAATATCGGATTCGAAATTAAGTGACATTCTTGTTTTTAAACTTGCGATTTTTTGTTGGTTTAACTTTATTTTTACGATTCTAATTATTTCAATTTTTTATATACTTTTCAATATATATTATTTTAAACCTACTTAAAGCCCTTTAAGCCAAAAAATAATATATATTAACCCTGATTATTCTCTATATTTTTATCGATTATTACTTCCTTTGTTACGTTTTTTATTACTTTTTGTAAATTACTTTGTTGCTCCTCTACTGTCGATCCACTCATCACGTTACAAATCATCTTCATATATCTATCGTTTTGTTTTGATTCCGGATTATTATATTCTGGATTTACCTTTTGCCATTCCGTAATTTGTTGTATATTTTTGTGCCCTATTGTTTTTATCGCCTTTGATAATTTGGTTCTGTCTTCATCTTCTTTTTCCCACGTATCTTGGTCTTTTATATATAACACTTCTCTTTTCGAATCAGAACAATGTATCGGCCTTTTATGGACATTCAACTCCGATAGACCATTTATAAAAATTTGTGTCACACCTTCTGCATAACCCAGTCTCGCTGTGTTTTCCAGGTCTTTTAATTTTACCTTTAATGTATCTACAAAATCCGTTAAATTTAACGCATCCTTACATTTTTCATTTAAAAATACATTCAAATTAAAATGATTGTTTGTCGTATTATTCGTTATATATTTTCCCTCTTTTGCTAACTCAAACATTTTATTGTGCTGGTCATGTAGCAGTTCCTGTAAATTTTGGTTCTGTTTAACTAACTGCATCACTAACTCTTTCGTGATTGGCTGGTCCTCACCTATATTATTTTGTATACATTTTTTCTTATGAACCGACAAACTCTGTCTATACACAAAACTCTTACCACATAAGCATTCATATTTTTTTGCGACTTTTGTCGCATTTGTGTCAACATTTGTCAACATTTTGTCAACATTGGTGTGTTTACGTGTGGCTAAATGTTTTTCATAGTCACAGCGTTTAGACGTATTATAGTCACATTTTTCACATGAAAAGACAAAAAGCGACTTTTGCGACAAATTGTCAACATTTGTCAACATATATATATTGACAGAAAAAAGTTCCTAAATTCTTTTTTAAAAATATATAAAAAATTATCGTCACAAAGTTTTTCATGCTCAAAATAAAATTTAGAGCATTATGGTCAAAAAGTGAAAAAAAACCACTTTTTCGGAAAATATTTTGGATTTCCTGGAAATGGACATTTATAAATGTCCAAAATTGAAAACCTAAAATACTTTTAGAAAAAAAGGTGTTATCTAAAATCTTAACTCAAAAATACCAATATTTTTCATGACGATATATCATCACATATATTTTTCTCATTTTTTTACACTTTTTTTATCGTCTCATAAATTTCTCAATTTCTCTTTTTTTCAATAAAATACAAAATTATTATTTTATTGAATCAACCTATTTTTTATTATAGAAGACCTTTATTAATATAAACACACTGGCAAGCATTATTAGTTGCTGTATAATTGATAGTATCTTCGCTAAGTCGGTTACAGCGTTAATATCTGAAAGACCCACACCTGACTGTATTGTTGTACTATAAAATATTAAATCTATATAAGTTATTTTATCTTTGGTCTGCAATGCTGCAAAATTATCAGGTGATATATACATATATATCAAAGAAAAAATAACTATACACATAATATTGAATAAAAATGTTTTTGTTACAATATCCATGTATTATACCTATATAAAAATTATATATATAAAGATTGATTTGTAGCCACATATTTTAACGTTAATTGGGGAACCGCTTTCAAAATAGAAAGAAACTCCATGTCTCCAATGTATTCCGCTATTAACTCCATCTCAGCCACAATATTATTTATTTTTAAAATCGCTTTGACAAATTCACCTAAAAATATATCCTTTTCTGAATGCATTTGTTGCAACAATAATTTACATTCGTTGTCGTTTGTACAATCACACCATTTAATAGTATAATTAATTAGCTCATAGTGCATGCTATAATCAAACCCTGTATTAATATTATTTTGTAACTCTAAATCCATTTGACTTTGATACATATCAGTTATTAATATTATACACTCCTTTACCTTTTTATTTTCCGAATTCGGCAAAACATACCGTTTGTCTTCTGGAACTGTAATGTTTGTAAAACAACTCAATAATCCCACTAATTCAGCTGGACTAAACTGTTTCAACTTATTTAACGCAATTAACTCCGAAAACACAAGACAATGTATTTCTCTTAAACTTGTTGCGATTCGTCCTTTCAAAGTTAACGAATAACTGATTATATCATCTTGTATTTTTGTAATATACTCTGTCTTTTCTAACAAGTCAATTACGTTTTTAATATTTGTATCTATTGTGTTTTCAGTAGCTACTATAAGTGCAGTTGTATTATTAATTTCATCTCGTTTTTCGAGATATTTCGTAAACATATTTATATCCGTTTCTACTGTTTTATATTGCTCAGTAATTTCTTGCATCTGTCTTTCTATATCCTTCTTTTTCTTATTTACACTTACCATACGTTTTTGTTTTAGCTCTATGTATTGCTCTACTATCTCAATAGGAGTTCTACTACCTTTTAATACAAGTGACATATTATCCATTTCCTCTTGTAACTTAATGTTATGTTCGTTATAACCTTTTGCCAATACGTTAATATTTCCTTGAAGCATACTTCGTTTCGTATATGATGAATAATCGGATTCACCTATGTCTATTAAATTTAGAACTAAATTATATGATATTTTAAATTTAGAGGTTAGTGTCTGTGGTGTTCCTTTCATCATTTGTTTCACTTCTGTTTGAACTGTATTCTTGAATAAATTTGTTAGATGAATTACGTGGCCAATTGTATCGATACCT